AAGTATTATGTCGAGGGCAGATACAGCAACACCGAGTGTGCGAGAAAAGCTGGCTATGCCGAGGGCAGTGCCAACGTGCAGGCGGCGAAACTTCTCGACGGCAAGACATTTCCAGAAGTGCCGAAGCTGATCAAAGAACTGCGGCAAGCACGGGAGCGCCGATATGGCGTCACGCTGTTGAATCAGTTGAAGCGGTTCGAGGATTTGTCCATCGCTGCCGAAGAGGCCGGGCAGTTTTCTGCTGCTATCAATGCCGAGAAGATTAGGTCCGCACTTGGTGGCCTGACCATCGACCGGCGGGAATCGACTCACGTTCACCAACTTGACCAGCTTTCGCGTGAAGACATTGTTGCCCGACTCGCCGCCATCCGTGAAGAATATCCCCATGCCTTCGACAACATGAAAAGAGTGGAAGATGCCAAAGACGGAGCGCAGCCTGTGGAACTCATTGAAGCAGAATTTACCGAAAAAGACCCACTTCCAGCGGATTGAAAACCGCGCCGGGCAAGGGATGCCGGATGTATATCTGTGCATGAATGGGGTGCCGGTTTGGTGCGAGTTGAAGATAATTAAGAATAATCGCGTATCCGTATCAACCTCGCAAATTGCTTGGCATTTGGCGCATACGCGTTGCGGTGGTGCAAGTTTTTTCTTGGTCCATGACCCCTCGACCGGCGATGCATTTTTATTTGAGGGTGGAAAAGCGGCGGTGATCCATGAATCGCGGACCATTGACCTGTGCGCCCCTGCGCCTGCGCCTGCGTATGTATGGAAAGGCCCGCTGCGGGCTGCGGGCGAGGCGCTGCGGGCCTGCGCTGTCGAAAGCTGGCGCGGCCTGGCATAAAAAAACACGGCCCGCCATTGGCGGTCCGTGTTTCTCGGAGGATTAGTGTTCATTATAGGAGACGTTACCAACGTCGCGTGACCAGCAAGCGCGGCAATCGCCGCATTTGCCATCTTGCAACGGCGCCGGGCAGGTGTGCCCGGCGGGCTTTTTGGCATTGTGAACTGTACTGGTGTTCGCGAATCCTTTGGACGCTGTCCCGTCCACCATGTGGGCAGACATGCGGAGCACAGCATTGTCCGGAACGATGTCGATTTCCTCGGCCCGCGTCCATTTTTCATATTCGCGGGACGGTATCCAATGGCGCTTGTGTGGTGTTTGCCTGCACACTTCGATGATGTTCAGGGCCATGCCTACGCTGCCAACGTCACCCGAATCAAACCATCGGAACCATTCGCTGCGGACAATGTCCAGCACGTTAATCATGCGCGGCACAAAATCGGGTGCATTAAAAAACGCCTCGCGTTCAATCATCTTCTTGCGGACGTTCGGCATTCGATACATTCCCTTGCGGGCGTAGCAATTCGCGCATGTGCTGCCCTCGATCTTGGCAAGCCTGCTGCCTACGTCACACAGCCATGCATCCCGGCTAATGCTATAGCCGGGCATCTTCGAGACATTGGACAAAAGTTTTTTGTCCTCTCTCGCTTGTTTTAATTCTTCGGCATTCATCGTTAATCCTCCAACGGTAATGATAGTTAACAGTCACATAATATCACTAATAAATCAAGGGGAAATCTGCGGCCTGCGGCTGCGGCCCGTTGTTGTCAGAGCCTGCGGGCAGATCGAGCGGCTGCGCTTGCGCCCGAAAAAAAACCTGCGAACGCAGGTTTTTTGAAACGGATCGAGGGAAGGGGGGAGATCCCTAGATCTCTCCCCAGCCAGCAGACGCCAGCCATGCGTTGTCTTCGTCCGCCAGACGCAGGCGTCGGGCGTGGTCGGCTTGAACCTCTGGATCATTCTCGCACTCGGTGCAGAACGCGGTATCAACGTGGTTTCCTCGGGTGATCGTCGAGCCGCAGCGCGTCTCCCTCTCGACCCAGTTGAAACCCTTTTCGACGTAGTAAAAGGCAGGGTTGCCACACGACATGATGCTAATCCTCCTATGCTCATGGTCACTAAGCGTTGCATACAATCACCAACAATGCAAGCGCAACCTGCGCTTGCGCCCGATAAAAAACCTGCGTACGCAGGTTTTTTAAGCAGGCACCAGGCAACAAAAAAGGCAGGCCGACTTCCGTCGGCCTGCCCAGGTTGTTGTTAGACCCCTTCGCCTTCACAGGTCTGACAGAGTTCTTCGAACTCTTCTTCGTATCCGCCGCGTACGGGATCGGCGACGGAACGTGTGACGAGGATCATGCCGGTTCCAGCGCAGTCTTCGCACTCTGCTCCGGCGGGTAGGGGCGGTGACAACACCGCCCCTATCTTCGCCAACTCCTTCGCCAACTGATCGATGTCCATTCACGATGCCTCCTTTGCCAGACGGTAGCCGCCGCCGAGATTCGGATGGGACTCGATGGCGTCCGAGCCGAGCAGCTTCCGCAGCACATGAATGTGCTGGTGAACCGCGTCCACCGAAACCGAGCGACCCATGGTCTTCTTCAAGTGCTTCTGGATCGCGGGGATCTTGACCCAGTGGTTTCCGCCCTGCTCGATACGCTCGAGGACAGCGGCGGGATACGGTGTCAGCTTCCGCGACGTTGCCGGCGCGACGGTCTGCACCGTCGGCTGCTGCTTCACTTCGTCCACAGCCTTGAAGATGTCCGCCCACTCGGCGGCTGCTGGAAGGTCCAGCGTGATGGTGGCAGGAATGGTAATCTTAGGCATGTCTAAATCTCCTTATGACAAGACATAGTTTCAGGGCATCATTACCCATTAACGAGATTAGCAGATAGTAAGTGATGCCGCCTATTACTATTTCGAGAAAAGTCTTTTCTCGAACCAGCAACAATCACTCGGGGTTACTGTGGCACATTGGCCACAAGCAGTTGCAAAATTGCAACCCCTGCCCCCCTTGCGCGCGAAGCATACACATGCTACGCATGTGTATGCTGGGTTGATAAATTCGATGAGCCGTAATATCGTTCGAGCATGTCGGGTAACTTAGACCTCCTCCCTGAAGAAGTGCTAAAGGAAATGCTGCTGCTCGAAGAGCAGAGAAAGCGCCTTGAGCTTCGTGACGTGGCTCAAGAAAAATTTATGTCGTACGTTCAGCACGTGTATGACGGCTTCATCGTCGGGCGCCACCACAAAATCATTTCAGAGAAGCTGGAGCGCATCGCATCGGGTAACTTGAAGCGTTTGATAGTCAACATGCCTCCGCGACATTCAAAGTCAGAGTTTGCCTCCTACCTTATGCCTTCGTGGTTTCTAGGCAGAAATCCCAAGTTAAAAATCATTCAGGCTACTATGAACACCGAACTTGCTGTAAGATTCGGACGCAAGGTCAGGGATCTCATTGCGGATCCGATATATCATGAGATCTTCCCCGACACTGACCTCAAACAGGACAGCCAGGCTGCTGGTCGGTGGGAAACCAGCGCGGGCGGGGAATATTTTGCAGCGGGGGTGGGCGCTGCAATGACCGGTCGTGGTGCGGATTTGCTGATTATTGACGACCCGCACTCGGAGCAGGACGCTCTGTCGTCTACGGCCTACGATCAGACATACGAGTGGTACACATCTGGTCCGCGTCAGCGTCTCCAGCCTGGTGGCGCAATCATTATTGTCCAGACACGCTGGTCCAAGAAGGATCTGACGGGCAGGTTACTGCAAGCACAGGCGGCTGACATGATGGCCGATCAGTGGGAGGTGGTAGAATTTCCTGCGATTATGCCGTCGGGGGAACCACTCTGGCCTGAATTCTGGCAAAAAGACGAGCTTTTGAAGGTGAAAGCCTCGCTGTCGCTGGGCAAGTGGAATGCTCAGTGGCAACAGAATCCTGTGTCGGAAGAAACGGCGGTTATCAAGCGGGAGTGGTGGAACGAGTGGGAAGAGAACGACATTCCGCAGCTTGACTATATTATTCAGGCTTATGACACGGCATACAGTAAAAAAGAAACCGCCGACTATTCCGCCATTACAACGTGGGGTGTGTTCGAGCCACACAAAAATGGAGAGCAGCATTTAATTTTGATGGACGCCAAGCGTGGTAGGTGGAACTTTCCGGAGTTGAAGCAGATCGCGCAGGAAGAAAACGAGTATTGGGAACCTGACATGATGCTGATCGAGGCCAAGGCGAGTGGTACGCCGTTGGCTGACGAGATGAGGTTACTGAACCTCCCGGTGCTTACGTTTTCTCCGGGGCGGAAAAGGGGTGGGGGCGGTCTCGACAAGATGACTCGTATGCATATGGCCTCTCCTATATTCGAATCGGGAAAAGTCTGGTATCCTGCTGGAGAAAAGTTCGCTGAAGAGGTTATTGAAGAGGTTGCCTCTTTCCCGAATGGTGACCACGATGACTTTTGTGATAGTATGACTATGGCCCTGATGCGGTTTCGTCAGGGTGGTTTTATTACTTTACAGGGTGAAGAGCTAGAAGACATGCTCCCCGGCAGAAAACGTGAGTATTATTGATGGAATTGCCCCAGTCCAGCCCCCGTCGCCGTCCGATGACCGTCCCTACTCCCCCGCCCGTGGACCGGCGTTCGGGAATCATGGCCCTTCCACAGCCCAAACCTGCACGCCCGACTGAGCCTGCACTGGCTCGACTGTTCGCGGGCACTCGTGCACGGCAGGCGGTCCCCGATCCACGGTCCATGCGTGAGCGCATGGCGGAAGGTGTACAGGTGGCGCAGGGTATTGGCGCCGGCATGGTGTCCGGCATTGCTGGTTTGCCGGCGGATTTGGTGGTTCTTGCGCTTGCGGATGCTCCGGCGCTTGTTAACAAGTTGATTACTGGTGAGGATATTAATCAAGAAGAATCTCCGTATTTTCGCCAGTTGAATGAGTTTCGTGACACCTTTGGCGCGGAAGCTGTCATGCGCGCGATGGGGCTGGGAGACAAGTTAGATGCGCCGAGCGACAGTCCTGATGCGCTATCGCGGATGGGTGTTAATCCTTTTCGGCAGGGTGCGTTTTTTGGTGAGTTTGTTGCTGATCCGTTTGCTGCGTTTAAGGGTGTAAAGTTTCTGGCGAAGGCGGCTGGGGCGGATGCTGGAGCGCGGAGC